GAAGGCGACGAATGGCGATCCTGATAGTTCAGGAGTAACCAGGTATCGGAAAGGTATATACAGTAAAAAATTCTAACTGTAACATTACCTATCGACAACCCAAACCTAATGATTAATTCGTATGAATCAAATCAATAGTGCCTACCCTAAGGGTAGGTATGGCCCAGTAAAAGGAACAAGCAGGGCTCGTAATAAAAAAGTTTCTAGCAAAGATTGGTATTACCAACCTAAGCTTAGAAATGAGGGTATAATTTTATACTCAATTCTAAATGTCTACAGCGTGGAGTTTTATAACTCCATCGTAGCGGACATGAGGAACCTTATTACCTCGTTGATCAAGAACCACGGATTTTCCGATGGTCCTAAAAGGTACGGTATAATTAAAAACTATACCATTGACCTGATTGAGATGAGGGAGCCTGAAAACCCAGGGTGGCTAGCCACCTCGGAGGTTCACAGAATTCCATCTAAGTTGGGAATAAATTTTATCCAACTTATTGTAGATTACATGAACTGTACTGACACGGACTTGTCCGCGAAGTACTATCAAGTAATTCTTTCACTCGTTAATATTAATCGAGCGATTGAAGGCCTTTCTCCTCCTGAGTTTGACTCAGTAGTCGAAAAAGCCATCCCAATCGATGAGGTATTATTACGATCTTTCGATACATATGTATCAAAAAGATTATCTCGACATAAGTATGACTTTCCTGAAGTAAACTTATTTGAAATCCGTTTTAATTTGAAAAAGAACGGACCAAATGGTTTACCCAAGATCGAAACAGCTCATGAAGAAGCGATATGCCTACTTAACAGTAAGTTAAACTCTCCGTTCAAGCATTTATGCGAAGAACTTCGAGTTGGCTACCTGTATGATTACTTGTTGAAATTACGGGAATTTCCCGGAATTACTCAAGAACAATCGAACAGCAGTCTTAGCAAAACAATCCTAAGGAAGCTAGTTTCCGTCCCAGATTCAGGTTTCAAAACCCGAATCGTGGCTATTGTAGATTTCTGGACCCAACTAATAATGGTTCCTATACGGAACCATGTTAGAAAGGTAATAGAAATAGAATTCGGTAAAACCGATTTCACTAAAAGTCATGACGATGGCGTTAACGCCATGCAAGTCTTTCAGTTACAATGCCTGGATGGTCTAACCGTTAATGAATTAAAACTAGATGCTAAGCATCTTAAGTTTTATGACATTAGTAGTTGGACGGACAGATTCCATAGAGACCTTCAAAAGGTTACTATGAAACACCTGTTCACACCCAGACTAGCTGAGCAGTGGTCACAATTAGTGGTCCACTGCGATTGGTATGCCCCTGACTTGAAACGTACTATAAAGTACGGACAAGGCCAAGGCATGGGTACTAATGGTTCGTTTGACATTGCTACCTTAACCGATCATTTGTTGATCAATTACTTGATTGACGAATGTTCACAACTTAAAGGGATTTTTCCCAATAATGCGTGTTACGGTAAAGTTGGTGACGATTTATGGATCTATGATCCAGAAAATCTTATACCAGAAACTTATTTGAAGATTAATCTTCCAATAAACTTTAGCAAATCAAAAACGTTCTGCAAAGCCGGCAGTATTGCCGAATTTTGCTCACGAACGTTTTGGAATGGAGTTGATGTCTCTAGGATTTCTCCTAAGGTCATTAACCGTTCCAACGACTTTCGGTACATCCCAATTCTCTTGGGTTTGTGTGCTAATCGTGGCGTTCAATTAGACGCCTCGTCTTTCACGTATCTTCAGAGTAATCTGAAGGACACGGAAGAAACTTATTTCGATAAACTCCAAGATTGGATACTCTCGATATTAGTTACTGGAAAATTTGAACAAAGTTCATATTTCAGCAAACTAAGTCTTGAGTACTTGGAGAAGGGTGGTTGGTTATGTGGCAGCCGAGTTATCTCGGTTCTGTCTAACCCCACACTCTTGACCAGACTTCTAATAGCACATAGTGTTATTAGGTTAGTCCAAGTCACAGAGAAAATCGAAAATCTGTTATACGAAAACGTTGAGGCCATGGAACAGTTTGGTGACGAAGTCACCTCATTGTCTGAGGAAGGGACTAATCTCTTCCTATCGCCCGAGTTGCATGAAGCAACAAGGACGGCCATGACATGTTGTAAAACTGATAGTGTACTTTTACCTAAACAAATTATTGTTTTCGGAAGGTACTCAGATCAGAGACGTTTAGTTCAGAACGACCTTTATCAGGCCGATTTTCTGATGATGGACATTGATAAACCCCAAGATATCTTGGGATATGCCCTAGCACTAGAGGATATTGTAGCCAAGTCGTCTTACGACGAGGGCAATATCAACTATGATCTAAAGAAGGTCTATTCAACCCAATTTAGCATAGTCAAAACTCTAGAGCGACTAAACGAAGATTTTACAATTCTATCTTTAGATAGCTCAACTCAGATTCGATCTGTACTGCAAGATATACAGTATGATCGTGTTAACAGTGATTGGAGTTCTGAAATTCCGTTAATAGTATTGGCGGAACCTGAATCCTTTCGAAGTAGGATTTAATCCTACTTTTGCTCGTTTCTAAGACAATCCACAGCATTGCTGTGGAGAGGGC